CCATAATTCGCCCACGACGCTTTCATCTCGTCTATTGACGGAAGTGCTTTCCATCCTGTCCATGTTTGTGAGTTCTGCAACATGTTTACATAAACAGTGCCTTCGTTATAAGGCTGATACTCATGGATTCTGAAGACACTCTCTCCGCCTTTTTTTGTCTTTACCGTCAAATATCCGCTGTGGTTGACGGAATCGTTTGGAAAGTTAGCAGAAGCACCTTGTATGTAGTAGAAACCTTCTGTCAGAGACTCATCGAGCAAGTCACCACCTGTCCGAACTGTCGCTTTGAAAGACACCTTGTTCGTGTTCAGCCCATTCAGTGCGCTCTGAAGCGTCTGTGCAGACCCGGCAATGGTACTGCCGTTGTACTGCTCCACGATTGCCTTGGCGAGTTTCGTGTAGTCGATTTTCGCCGTCACACCGCCGTTGTCAACGACGAGAAAGTCCGAGGACGAAAGATTCCCCGATTTCGTTGCCAGTTCATGAATCTGAATACCCATAAAAATTTCCTCCTCAGATATAAGTCATTTCCAAAATCAAAGCGTAACTTTGCGCATGAGTCGTTGTGAGCGTGACAGACATTGTGCCTGTGAATGTATCGTCTGCACTAATGGCAACCACCGCACCGTCTGCCCACGATGACTGAGGCCATGCTCTCCGGATGCGCACACCCAAAGACTGCGTGAAGTCCGAAGGCTTGCTGAAGGTTATGGCGTTGCCGTTGCTTGTGCTGAGTGCTTTCGTAGCGTTGTAGACCTCTTTCGTTTTGACAACCTTGCCCTTCAGCGTTGTAACATCCGATGCCACTTCGCTCAGTTTGACTGTCACCGCTCCGCCCTTGCCGATACCCACGTCATGCTCTGCGAGAAGATAGGGAGCGATGGCTGTGACTTTGCCGAGCCACATGGTCAGAACCGCTGTGCCGAGCGATGCGTCTTTATACGCTGACTGCCCGAAAGAGTCTGTGACCGTGACCCGGAGGGTGTAGGTCTTCTCCCGTTCGAGTTTGTAGGTACTGCTGGCGCTGATCGAGTAGTCACCCGACCAATTCGTTCCGCTCTTGCTTATCTGTGACGCTGAAAACGATGCCTCTGACAGACTGTTCAGTTTGAACTTAACCGATACGCTGTTTGTCGTGTTTCCTGCTGTGCCGTTCCAGAAGGTGCCCTTCGGCTGGATGTATCCTGCCTCTGTTGTTGCGTTGTTCCGGTCGAACTTGACCTCTGTTACGCTCGGCTTTGCGTAGGTTCTCCATGTCGATGCCGTGATGGTTCTCGTGTTTGTAAAGCCTCTGTTGTCCGTCGCTGTGATGACGATGGTGTTCTCTGTCAGATTCCCAATCGAGCCCGACCATGTTGTTCCATCGGCTGTGCAGTTGGTGCGATTCGTACCGTTACTGAGGACGACAGACTTGATCGTCGTGCCTGTGCCCGGAGTTACAACCACCGACACATTTTTTGTCGAGATGTACCGCACGAATTCCAAAGCGCCAACGCCTTTACCGCTGAGCGCTGTCTCTGTGACTGTGGGCGTTGCGATGCTCGGGCGGTTTACTGATTCCTTCAGCGTTCCGGTCGGTTTGACCACGCTCGTTGTGCTGATTCCGCTCGTGGTCAGAGTGATGATAAAAGTCCCGCTTTTTGCGTTTCCTAGTTTCGTCCGGATTTTCGCCAGATTTGCGTCTGTGAATGTGAATTTTATCGTCTCTGACCCAGCCTGGGCGTTTCCTATCGCGGTTGATGCAAGGGTGTCGCTCAGCTCATCGAGCTTGACTGTAAAGGTCAGCGTTTTTCCTGCAATATTGTTTGTGTAAGCGATTGTCACCCCGTCCTCAATCGTGAAATTGTTGAACGATGTTATGACCGCATTTCTCGGCAAACTCGGAAGCGTTGCCGTGTTTGTGCCGGTTCCCCACGCATACATCCACGAAGAACCTGTCCAGCCGTACCGATACGTTCCTGAAACGTTCTGTGACCATGTTCCGTCATCGCTGTGATTGACCCAGCCTTCACCGCTCAGAACTACATGCGTACCGACTGACAGGCTTGCCGTCTCGCTCGGATGGGATGATGTAGACACCCCCGTTCCGGATGCTTCCCAGCCGATGCCCGATGCGCCTGCATACCGCACGATCAGAAGCAACCGCCTGTAGACGTACGTCCTGTTGTTGTTGACGTCCTGCGTTCCTCGTTTCATCTGGTAAGCGAGGGTGTAGTTTGATGAGATGTTGTTATTACAGATCGTTGTCCAATCTGTTCCCACTGCTATTGACGCCATTACTCAATCTCTCCAATCCATGCCCATGCTGTGCCGAGAACGGTTGTGCCGTCCCATTCTTTGCCGCTGATGCCCTCAATACGATGAGCGCCAAAACTTGAATAACCGGCAATCGTTAGGTCTTTCGTGTATGCCCTCTGTACTGTAAATTCTGCGATGACTTCGGTCGCGCTTCCGACCTTCTTTGTCACCTTCATGCCTTCGCCGTCGACATTTGCTGTCGATGACTGCCCTGCTGTGCTGACATGCAGACCTTCAGCGTCTGTGACTGACGCAGCCGCCAGAACTGCCTGTCCGTTTACGGTCTTCCAGATTTCCTCGCTGATCTTATCCGCAGACTGACTGATCTGCGAAGCGACATAGTCTGTGTCCGCCTTTCCATCAAGGGCGGTCTTTATTGATTTGTTCTCAACCGTCAGGTCGATACCGTTGACTGTCTGCCGGATTTTGCTCGAAAGGTTTGTGTCCAGCACATAGTCGCCCATCGCGTCTTTGGTTTGATAATCCGCCTGCACGGTCTGAAGGATCCCGTCCGCCTTCGTCTCGATGGCTGCCATCTTCGTTGCCATGGTCTGCCTCGTGTTCCACTGTGACAGTTCTTCAGACGATGCGATCAGGGCGATCTTGTCGCTGTTCTGCTGGATCTGCGTGCTCGTCTGCTTATAGACTGTCACCGGGTCAACGATTCGGCTGATCGTGACCGTGTCCTCGTGTTCTCCATCGCTGGACACGCACTTGAACGTAATCGAAGTGTTGACGGCGCTGAACTGTGACCAATTGCTCGGAATGGTCAGTCGCTTCGCCGTGTATGTCAGACCGCTCGATGATGTCACGTCTGACCAATATTGCCCGTCCCTGCTGTACTGCCATTTTCCGAAGGCTATATCGCCTTGGAAAACTGCGTCGATGGTTATTTCATCGGGGTCAAATGTTCCCGTTTCCCGTGCCAGATCATAGTCGAAGGACACAAACTCGGAAGCAGAAGCGGTCAGTTTTACGACCTTCCCGTTGTCGTAGCGAATGAGATTTATCGGTGCGCTAAACATCTGTGCCATCACCCAACCTCCAATTCTTCACCGCCCGCATCCGTGAGGGCTGTTCCGTTATGTGTGACGAGTTGGAAGAAATCTGCGTCCACCAACGTAAACCGCATCTGCGCTCGGTCTTCAAACAGATTGCCATTGATGGTCAAAGTCACATTCTTTCCGCTGTCATAGAAGTATTCGTCCTCTTTGTCCTTCTGCATGTACCACGCATAATGGTATTTAGTGCCGTTCGGGTCTGTGTCGATTTCTGCGCCACGCCCTACGCATCCTGTGAGCGTGACAGTCGCCGGCGTTTCCTTCGCCGTTGCTGTCGAGCCGTCGGATGTGATGTACAGGTACAGGACTTCCTGCCCTGCCGTGCCGTCATTACCGGAGATGCAGACCGGGGCGCTGTCTGTGTAATGCCCGTCCGCGTAATAGTTCCGGGTAAACTGCCAGACATATCTGTCCTGCTCTTCTCTCGTTGGCGGTGTCGTTGACCATTGGCCGCCGAATAACTGCGTCGGAGATGTCGAAAGATACCACCAGTACTGGGACTGTATGATCGCGTTCGGCTTCGTTACGAAGGTGTTCGAAAATTCCGTTTCGATGCCCTGCCGGGACGCTGAAATTGCGCCCGTGACATATTCCTCGGTCGCCAGCCCGTCGATACCATCCGCCACCGCAGAATCTGCGTAATCCTTGGCATTCTGTTCCACTCGCTGAAGATCAGCCTGTGTGACTCCGCCTTCCGGGTCTACGTCGTAGCTGATCGAGATTTCGCCGGTCTCAAGGTTCCAATAATTGAGACCCTTTTTATCTGTGATTATGCCTGCCTTCAGAAGGTTCGCATTTATCGTGCCGGCGGTGATAAAGTCGGCAACGAATGAACCATCAAGTGTCCAGGCTGTTTTGTATGTTGTCCCGCCGTCGCTGCTGAACCCGATGCCGTTCTTGTTTATTCTCAGGATGTTGACCGCCGCTTCCACGCTCGGCTGATCGAGGAAATAAAGCTCAGAAGGCGTTCCGTCGCTCAGATATTCCCAATGCACATAACCGCCGAAGCCGCCGGTGATCAGTTTCGTGGCAGCGTCTATAGCCGCCTGCATTGATGTCACTGTCGGAACCTTCTCGATGATGTCCGCCTCGATCTTTGCCTGAATCATCTCGCCAAGGGTCTGCTTCGGCTCGCCGAGTTCCATCTCTGTGTACCTGCTTATGAGCGGGTTCCAAGTTGTCGAGATGATCCGCGCCTTGCCGGTGATGTTCAGAGTTTCATAGAACACATTCACCGTGTCGCAAAGTGTGCAGCGCTCCAGCGGTGCGATGCTCGCATATTCCGGAGTCTCCCAGAGATTCGCAAAAGATACCGTGATGTTCTCTTTCGGTGCCCACGGCGATTTGTTCTTCATGGCTGATACAGCCTTTGCCCTCAGCTGCTCGACCGTCGGCTGATCATCGAATTCATTGGTCAGATCCAGCGGCACCGCGTCTATCCGGTACGCATTCACTTCGATGTCTTCGCCGTTTGCTGTGATGTGCTCTCTCGCCTCGTTTACGAGCGTCTGTGCGCTTGCCGGTGCCTTGTCGAAGGGAATGTACCCCTCCGGTAAAACAACCGTCACACCGCTCTCTGAGTCGCTCCAGAAGGGCGCCACCGCATTGTATGCATCCGCCCCCTTCAGCTCGTGCTTCAGCTGGGTCAGATTCTTCGCGTAACGTATGGTCGCATTCGTCTCGTTGCCTTTGTGGTTGTAAAGACGAACCGTCCATTTATCCCACTCAAAATCTCCGCCGCCGAAAACATCAAGAACGGATCCTGCCATTCCGCCGAGGGCGTTCCGGATTGCCACCGGCGCTTTTACACGGAAGTTTCCGGTCGTCTCTTTGTCTGTCCAGAAGGTGAATGGATTCGCGTTGACCGAATATGTCCGCATCTTCGCCATGGCTTCCGCAGCTGATCCAGCCGTAAACGGCGCTACGACGATCTTCCGCAGCCGATAGGACAAGTGCTCGGCGTAGAACGTGACAACGCCCTGAAGCGGCGCTGAGCGCCTGTACACTTGGAACGGCTGCGGTGTTTGCGTGACGTCGTGGGTCGTGTAAATAATCGACCCTATTTCGATCTTGTCGAAAAGCCGACCGTTGATCGGGTACTTAAATTCACACTCAAATTCCCTGTTTCGGTTCTGCGTGACCGAGATGTCTGTAATCTCTGTGAGACGACCCAATCCCTCCGTCTGAAACTCTGTCTCACTCCATGGGTATAAGATCGGGATCATCTCGTCCACCACCTCGGAGTTATTTTGACCTGGGTAATTCCGGTACCAAGCCGGACGGCGTTATTGCCGGCAGCCAGCGTCGGGAAGTTGTTCCCGGTCATGCTGACATGATCAGAGCAGTCGACCGTGCCTTTGCAGCAGACCATCGTCTCCGAGTCAATGTCCGTGTATCCGTCGGCGGTGCTGATCGTGACCTGTGTGTTTCCGATTGTCGCCGTTCCTGTGCCGTAAATCCGGATCAGCGGCTTCGATTCGAAAGCCGTCGGGTTGCTGATCGTGCCGTCTGCTGTGAAACTCACCGCCGCTTCTCCTGAGGTCAGGAAGATCTGCGGTTTGCAGCTGAAAGCCAGAACAAACGACCCTTTTTCCGCTCCCGGTGTGAATTTTATGTTGCTGATCGTTTCCAGCCGTCCGAGGCGGAACTGATCTGTGATAAACTCGTCAGAAATACGGAAATAATCCGCCTGCATTCTCGAAAGCTGAGAACGCAGACGGGGAAAATTCCGTTCAAAATCTTCATAAATAAAAGCCGGGTATTCAACCGGCTCGTTTTCATAGTTTCCGTTGTCATAGACGAGGTCACCGTTTTTGCCCGGGACATGATACACAACCGCTTCCCGGTTGATGAATTTAAAAAGCCCCGCATTCGTGACCATCGCTTTGTAATCTGCGAGAGATATGTTTCCGATTCTCAGGTTGCCGATATTACGCATATACCACCTCTCCTCTCTCCTGCTGCTCTGCGATGATCTGACCGACACGCCTTGCCAGCGTCTCTTCGTCCATGCCTTCGGAAGGGTAGACGTTAATTGTGTACGTTCCGCCTTTGCCGCCATTTACTGCCGGCGCTTCGACCTCTGGATTGTATGCATCGACCGTCATGTTTGACAGATCGTTCATCGCATCGTAAACGCTGTCCGCATTTGCATCGATGCCGACCGCGATTCCTTCCGGAATGAATTTACCGATCGTGTCCCGCATGAGTTTTGACGGCGAGGAAATGCCGAAGAAGCTCTTCACGCTCTTCCATGCATCCCGGGCAAAGCCGAGAAGCGTTTCGCCGATCGCTCCGCCGAAGTTCTTAATACCCGCGACGATACCATGTATGATGTTCGATCCGATGCCCTTCCAGTCAATGTTCTTTACAGCATTCCATCCGTTTTGTGCGATATTCTTCAGCGCTCCCGGCAGACTCGCCGCGAGGTTTTTGACGCCGCTTGTGATCCAGCCGATGACCTGTGAACCGAGGCTGATCCAATTGACCGCCGTGATGACATTCCATACCGCTTCGAGGATGCTGCCAAAGTTTGCCAGCAAGTTCGGAACATTGTTTATGATGCCCATGATCAGTTTGCCGATGATCTCAAAGCCCGCCCGGATGATCTTCGGCGCGTTGTCGTTGATCAGCCGCGCGATGTTTGTGATGATGTTCGGCACATAGGCGATCAGATCCGGCATTGCATCGACTAAGCCGTCCACGAATGACAGCAGCGTTTCAATGCCAGAGTCCACGATCGTTCCGAAGTTGCTGCGCAGTTCCTCTGTGAAAGACAGAAGCATTGGCAGCGCCTCAGACAGGAACGATGGGATGCCCGTCCGGAAGCCTTCTGACAGTTTGTTCAGCAGACTCAGACCGTTCTCAACGAAGGTCGGGAAGATCGTCGACACAAGTATTGGAAGCTCTGTTGCCAGCGATGAAAGCAATGACATCGCTGCTTCAAAAAGCGGCGGAATAATTGCAAGAATCAGCTCTGGCAGTTTCCCGGAAATGAACGGTGCCGCTTCCACGATAAACTGACCGATTCCTTCCATTACTCTCTGGATGGTCGGTATCAGCTGATTCAGAAGACCTTCGCCCTCTTCTTCTCCGAAGATCGCGCCGATCAGACTGTCGATTGCCTCAGACAGCCCTTCCCCGTTGCCGATTGCCAAAATAACATTTTCCCACGCTGCTTTTGTTGCGGTTGCGCTGCCTTCGATGGTTGTCATCGCTTCCTTGGCTGTCGTGCCGGCGATCCGCTGCTGTTCCTGAACCGCTTGGATCGCTAGGATCATGTTTGCAAAACCAACTTCACCGAGCTCGGAGGTGTCCGTCAGAGTTCTCCCGAGGACTCCCGAATCATTGATCAGGTCGACCATGCCCTGCGCCGTGCCTGCGTACCCCAATTTAAGGTTATCGAGCATCGTGTAATTCTGTTTTGAAAGCCCGGAGAATGTATTCTGAACCGATGCCATATCGGTTCCGAATGTGTTCACGTTGTCCGACATTGCCTGCATGGCGATGTCTGTGATCCTTGCCGCCTCTGCCGTGTCACCATTTAGCGATTTGATCAGTGACGCAGAGAAGCTGGTCGCCGTTTCGAGGTAAGCGTTCGCAGACATGCCCGAAGTTCTGTAGGCGTTCTGTGCATACTCCAGAATGTCCGCCGATGCATCTCCGAAGAGCTTGGAAACACCTCCGGACAGCTGCTCAAAACTTGCGTAGCTGTCGACCGCTTCCTTGCCGAAAGCCGCAACCGCTCCGCCGGCTGCTGTTACTGCGCCGGCTGATACTGCCGCAAACTTGCCGGCTGCGCCGAGCAGACCGCCCAGCTTGTCACCGAATCCGGACGCTGTCTTTTCAGATTCAGCGAGCCCGTCCTTGAATTTGTCCGAATCAAGGACAAGCGTCGCCACCATTTCAAATACGTTCATCTTCAGCCTCCTTGCGGATGAGTCCGTTCCGCCTGATCACGTCCGCCGCGATCTCCTCAGCGGTTCTGTCGTCCGCTTTCGGTTCGCCCGAATACCCGGCGATCTCGCAGTACCGTTTCTTCACGGCTTTGTTTGCCGTGATGTAGTAGTACAGGGTATCCGTCACATATATCCGATAAACCGCTTCGCGCTGTGCCGCTTCGAATTTGGCGATCACATAGCGCACAAACGGTTTTATTCTTCTGCTGCCTCTGTAGTCTCCTGAGCAGATCCAAAATTGCTGTCTAAATTCTCGATCTGCCGCGAGGTAAAAAAAGCCTGCAGTTCTTCGTCGTTGATGACTTCAAGAACCCGGCTGGGAAGTGTGAAAAAACCGAATTCATAGTTCTCCGGTTCTTTTCCGTCCATTGCTGCCAGAATCCGGACGACTGCTGTTTTGTGCTCTTTGATCATCTGAGCGCATGCCCGGATTTTGTTTCCGTTTCTGAATTCTGCAACGACATTCTGGTCTGTGACGATCTCCGCCGCCGGCTCCAGAATGTCGGCGAGGAGGTCAATTGCCTCCTCGTTTTTAAAATCCGACAATCTTTTCATCTTTTACGAGTTCGCTCCCTGTGAGATGAATACCTCGACCGGAACCTCGTCCGGTTCTGCGATGCTGTAATGCGCGGTGAATTCGAAGGCAAACTGACCTTTGCCCTTGTCTGTTGACTGAATCGCAAAGCCGGCAGTAGACAGCGCGTTCTTCATATGGATCGCGATGCTGCCGTTTGCGCCGTAGTCACCCACCCACCAGATGTCGTCAAAGTCTGCATCCGCCAGAACGTTCTTCGGGACGATCTTTGTCGTATCTGACGAGTCGATGTCGGCGATCATGAGCCGCTGAGCCGTTGCGGCATTCATGGTAAGCATCGTGCCGCTCAGCTTGGACTCTGTTGAACTGATCTGCTTCAGCTCTTTCGTATTTTTCGGGCAGTTGTCAATATCTTCGCCCAGATCTACGAATTCGTGGGTGTGGGTGAAATTCAGACCGCCAGATGTCGCGCCCAGCTGATTGCCGATCACGCCTGTCGCCGGGGTGAATTCATCAACGATGATACCGGCGTTCAGCTGAAGATTTTCAAACGTATCCGCCGGGATCTGTGTGTATTTTCTTCCCATTGTTTCCTCCTTATACGTCCGCCTCTAAGATGAGGCTGAGATATGCCGCCTTTACGGACAGATCGTCCTGCGGCTGAATTTGCGCGAAGTTGATGTCCTTGTACAGGAAGATCACCCCGCGCTCGGTTTCGAGTTGCAGCCCTTCCCCGAGTTTCATGTCGATCGTGTTCACGATGTTTGCCAGCGGCGCGTATGAAGTGCTTCTGACCCATACCGTCCCGTAGATCGACATTTGCGACCGCCATTCAGGAAACGCCAGCCGGTAGGTTATGTACGGAAGTTCCTGATCATCCGGGACAGCGTTTTCGACGAACGCAGGCAGCCCGAACGATGACCAGAAGTTGTACAGCGCCTCCGCGATGATCGTCATGCGATCATTCAAGGGTGTATGCCTCCGCCGATACCTGCCCGATATGGAAGCTCGCCGGCTGCGGTGATTCGTTGTCGATGATGTCCGAAGTCACTCTGAACACCTTCCCGTCCCGTTTCCTTTTGAAAACGTCAAACGGCGAAAGCGGCAGCCCTTTATAGACTGTCACGGTGTAAATCTCAGAGACTCCTTCCTTCTCGGCAACTCTGCCCGCTGTGGTCGAGTCCTTGCCGATCGCCGCCGGGAATTCCGCCCCTTCTTCCCATTCCAGGACGATTCCTCCCATCCCATCCGGGACACGGCGCTTCTCCATAAATACGCAGGTTTCCATCATGCTTTCGAAGAGTCTCATCCGATTTTCCTCCAGCGCGTCAGACGATCAGCAAACGCGTCTTTCCATGTCATAGGGGTTCCGGATGTCCCGGTCGCTCTGGATACCGTTCCCTTTGAATAGCTGTAGTTGTTGAAACTCTCCGATGTGTACGGTGAGTAGTTCGCGCCGGAAACGTCGCCGTATTCTTCCAGCCATACCTCAACGTCTGCGAGGAATGCCAAAACAGACGGCGGGACTGCCATTTCGATAACCGTTCCTGTGAAAGTCTCGTCCGTCATGTCTTTCGCCGGGTATTTGTGAACCCCGTCATTGAATACAGATCCGAGCACGCGAAAGTACTGGTTCTCCCGCAGGAAGTCAGCCCGGATCGCTCCGTTCTCGATCGTGAAAGTGCCACGATGCGCGCCGCCGCGAATTTCGAAGTAGTTGTGAACGGTCGCGCAAAATTCGTCCATTAAGTTTTCCATGTTTTACGCCTCCGTTATTGCTGCCAAAATGTCCGCCTTTTTCATCGAGCTACTGACACCCGTTATGCCGTTTTCCTCTGCATACGAAAGCAGCCCCGCCTTCGTCATTGACTCCAGCGGGACTTCTTCTCTATTGGGTGCGGAACTGTTCAGTAACTCAGTTATTCCCCCGCTTTTGTGATCGTGCCGGAGACAACGCCGTCAGCACGTTCGACCAGCAGCTTCATGCCGTTCACGACGGTGTTGACTGCTGTCATGTTGGAGTAGTCCGGTTCCTCGTGAATGCCGATATAACCGGTTTCATCCGCTGTGAAATTGAAGACTTCGTCCAGATCTGCGCCGTTTGCCGGTACATAGTACAGAACGATGTTGTCCTTCGCTGTTGCGAAGAATGTGCCGGCAGTTACAGAGCTGTTCATGATAACTGTGCCCAGACCGAGGAAGTTCTCAATGTAGGACATGCCGAAAGCAGTCTGCACTGTGACCTGCGCTGTGCCGAGGTAGTCAGCAACATCCTGCGGATTCATGAAGAATACGTTCTCAATCTCGTCATCCTCAAAGAGTACCTGCAGCTTGCCCCAGCCCTGCGCAAGTGCTGCCTGCAGACCTGCGCCTGTTGCCGGTGTTGTGTTTTCAAGATCCGCGAGGAAGTCGAAGAAATTCTTACGGATGTTCTTCTGTACGTCCTTCAGCATGCGGTCGGTTGTCTGTGCAACTGCCTGATCATATCCGCGGTCGATGATCGCCTCTGCGGATGTTGCCTTCCGCCACTTCAGCAGAGTGATTTCGCCGACCGGTGTTCCGACTGTGGAATATTTGGACAGCGGAATGACGTCGCCTTCTGCGACTGCGCCGTTTTCAAGTGTGCCTGTCGCTGTGTAAATCTTCAGCTGTGCGCCTGCCTGCTTCGGAATCTTGCGGGTAACACCCAGCGCTTCCGTCAGCTTCTTGACGGATTCTGTAAACTGAAGCGTGAAGTCTACCTCACGAACGCGCGCGAGGTCTGCCTTTTTAATGAGTTTTGCGTCTGCCATGATTTTCCTTTCCTGCGCTTATTCTGCGCTGCTTAAACCGAACAGGGACGGGTTCTCGGCGATTGCCTTTCTCCGCTCTGCTCCGTCTTTGATCTTCATGATCTGCTCTCTGGTCATCGTTGCGCCTGTGTTTCCGGGCGGCGTTTTAATGTCTGCGCCTTTTGTTCCCTGTGAAACGATGAACCCAGACCATTCGGATCGGATGTTCTTGGTCAGTTCTTCGGCGTTGTCAAACTCGCCCTTTTCGTTGAGTTTAAGGTCTGCGAAGTCCGTGACCTTGACGATAGAATCGATGCGCTTTTCGTCTACTCCCGAAGACTTCAGCAGCGCTTTGTATGCGCTCTGAACCTTTGCCAGCTGTTCTTTGCCGGCGATTGCCTTCTTGTAGTCGTCGAACGCCTTTTTTTCGTCGTTGTACTTCTTCTGCCAATCATCGCCGGAAGCGTATGCATCGATTTTCTTCTGCAGATCCGGAACTTTCGCCGCTTCCGCTTTGTATCTGTCCCTGTCTGCCTTCAGTCCGTCGATAGTGTTCGTGTGTTCCTCGATGATCGCGCTCACCTGTTCGTCGGTGAGGTTCATGCCTTTCAGCATGCTTCGTGTTAACGCCATTTTTCCTCCTGTTCTTCGTCGGTGTCATTTCTTCGACAAATGTCGTTTTTTTGCCCTGTTCTTTGGGCATATAAAAACGCCGGATCCATCCGACGTCTTTATCGTTTCATTTGGCTTTTTAGCACTTCAACCAATATGTCCTGGTATTCTCTGAGATTGTTTTCCATGCCCGGTCTGAGATACGGTCTCGCTGCCATTTTTACGGTGCCGAGTTCGACATCACTTTGTTATCGCAAAGGCTTTTTATCCTCTGCTTCTCATGGTTTCCCATGAGGTCGGCGTACATCATCATCTCATTTCTGAGAGTCGAGCACTCTTGGGAGAATTATTGCTTCCATATCGCTCATCTCCTACGCTCTACGGTGCCGGTGGTCTACCGGTTACCTCGGTGTTTGCTTGCCTTCCAGTTTAGCTTTCACCGATTTTGCTCGATTTTCTAACAGCACATCACTGTGCTTCTCCGCCTGTTTGTTAACGGAGCGTATTCGACGTTTGTGCCGACGTATACCGTTTTTTCAACGACCCGGCTGTCGATGGAATTCCTCAGACGCCCTGTATCAACCGCTCCGACGCGCGTGATCTCGTCCGCGACATTCCCTTCAGCCTGTTCTCCGATCGCTTCCAAAGCCGTTGTAATGGCTTCGTCCGTTGCCTGAAGAACTTCCGGCAGTTTTGAAGAAAGCGAAAATTTCATTTTATTCGGCATTATCGTCCTCCCTGATTTCCTCCGCGAGTTCTTTCTGCTTCTCTCCCCGCCATTCTTCGAAAGTCATCGACCCCATCTTGGGAGAATACTTAGGAATATCGTGTGGGATGCCTTTGACCATCGCTCTCTGCCGGCACCGGCAGTTGTAAACCTCCGCAGGCGCTCCCATTGGGTCACCCGGGTATGCTAAGCCGTTCGGATATTTGCCCGTCTTCGGGTCTCTCCGTTCGCCGTGCAGCCACCTGTGCGAGGCTCTGGTGCGGTCATCTAGGGTCGCAAGCCATACACGGTCAAGACCTACGCCCTTTTCCTCCAGCGCGTTGCAGGCGTCGTCTCTGCCCTTGTTCTCGGCTGCCGTCATCATCGTCCGGGCGTTCCGGACGGCTGCTGCCTTATCCATGCCGACAACTGTTTTGAGGCGTTTTGCGATCTTGCTGATCGGCTCGCCCTGAAGGACTCCCTGCAGCACTGACGAACTGATTTTCTGCCGGTTCCACTGAAGATCCATCCGCTCCCGCAGCATCTCCGCCGTTTTTGACTCCGTCCGGGGATAGGGCAGAAGCGTTTCATCATCCCGCAGAAGGTTCTCCACCGTCTGCCGGTCGTAAAGCGTGTACGAGGTGTTTATAAGGCTCTGTCGCTCAACATCGAAGGTCGCATAATCATGGTTCAGTGCGTACGCTTCCGGAAGGCTCTCGCCGATGATCGACCGCGTCTTGCTGTCAACCGTGACGAGGTCTGCGGCGAGTGTATCCCGCATCTCCTCCCAGCGCTTGCCCATCATGATCTGCCCGTGCCGCCATTTCGTGTACTCGTCCTTTGTAATCTCGCCCGCCTCCATGGCTGCGCGTTTCTGATCGTCCTTCTTTTCGAAGCGCTTCATGTATTTTTCGAGCTTCTCGGACACCTCTTTGTATGCCTGCGCATACTCTTTCTCGATCCGCTTCTCCAGCTTTTCGATCATTTCGTCGGTCAGTTCGTGACCGCGGTCATCAGCCATTCATATCACCCGGTTCCTCGCTCTGCTGCTGGATGCCGGCAAAACGGTCGACGTCCTCTTTGTCCTTCCGGTTGAGGATGTCCTGTACCTCGTCAACCGTGACAAACGGCAGCTTCTTCAGAACCGTTTCCGCGTCAAGGTATGTCGCCGCCTGCATGACCATGCTTACGGTCTCGCTCTGGTTGCTGATCCGGTTCCGCTTGTATGTTGGTTCGTCCTCGACTCCGATCAGCGCCAGAACCTGCTTTATGAAGTCTGTGCACTGAAATTCAAAGTCATCCGCCTCTTCATCGAGCGGCTGGTATGCCGCTTCGATATGATCGTTGGTCGCTCCTGCTGCCACTGCGTGAACGTCAAGTCCGCCGAAGTCTTCATAAATACCTGCCCGGATGATGTCGAGAAACTCTTTCCGGGCTGTGTACGGGATTTCCTGCGTGTACGGCGTGACAGTTTGGTCTCGATCGACTTTGGCGATGTGCTGCAACTTCAGCCTGTCCCGGAAACGCGCCATGTCTGCGTCATCCATGCCGCCGGCGTTGCCCAGCAGCCAATAGATCTCCGCACAATCATCGAGGTCGTTCGCGAAGCCTGAAGCGATCAGGTCATACGCGTCGATCTTTGCCCGCATTCCTACAAGGGTTGATTGCTGAAGATAAGATCCGTACATCGGGATGATCGGCAGCGCAGAGTAGTTGTCGTACCCGATGATCTCGTCACCGCCGAGCTCTGTGTGTGCGATCCGCTCACGGTATGCGCGTTTCTCCGCAATCTGTACGAGCTGTTTGTCGCCGTTGTCCGCGAATTCGGTGTACCCGTCTTCCTCGTACAGTGTCACGCACCTGGGCTTATTCGGTGCAAGCCGCCAAAACCGGATGCCTGCCCGGATCGCGCTTGTGTTCTCGTCCGGGAAGCCCATAAATTCGTGAATCGTGAAATTATACAGCCGGTCATTGTTCCAGATTCCGTACGATACCCCGTGCTTCAGGGCGTTGTATCCGATCCGTTTCATGACCGTGTCGAATGAGTCGCCCAGCAGTTCCTTCGTCTTTTTGTCCTGAAAAAAAACGCCGTTTCCGAGCAGATAGGTGTTTCGCTGGGTGTTCAGCCGGTGGAAAAAGTTCGAAGCGATCCGGTTCGTGGATGCCGTTCTGTCTTCCAGCGCCTGCCCGTCCATCTCGTACAGCATTTTCGAATAGTTCATGACCGTCGTGTTCTTTTGGCGGTCGTATTCGTCCGCAATCTGCGCCATTCTTACCCGGGGGTCTGCCGCATGTTCTGCGAGTGCTCTCTCGATGAATGCGATCACGTCCCTGTTTTCCTGAAAGTCCTGAAATGTTAGCATATTACCTCCTAAATGGTGAGATGTAATCCTTTTTCGGCTTTACGAGATTCATGGTTTTAACAAAATATCTGCACGCATCTGCTGCATGATCGTTGACTTTCACTGGTCTGTCATCTTCCGCTTTGTCATCCCACACATAGCCATTCAATTCAGCAATCAGGTTCTTGCATGACCTCGCGATTTTTATATACCCGTTTTTCATGCATGTGTTCGTTTCCCTTATGCCGTCAAGGACTGCGTTGTCAGCTTTGGTGACGGAGTACCATTTCCTCCGTTCCAAGGCTTCAATAAAAGACGCGGCAGACGGATCGATGATCGTCCTCATCTTCCGTAAGTACCGCGCCTGATGTTTCTCTATTTCTTCCTCTCGCTTCTTCATGATCGGTCTGATAAAATTGTCGAGATCGTTTGCGTATTCTTCATCCGTCTTCTGTGTGCCGGTGTCTCTTCCGGAATAATAATATTCGTCAATAATGACCCACTGTTTTCCATATCTCGCCCACAGGAGCGCTGCAAATGCGTTCTGTGTGCCGTAGTCGATCGACAGCGAATATTCCATCGGCTCCCCCTCGATCGCGCTCACGTCGTCTATAAGAGCGTCCTGAAACGATGGGTAAATAAGCCCCTCAGCCAGCGCCCATTCTCCGAGGATGAACCGCTGGTAATAGACCGTCCCCTCGTATTCCTTGCATAGGTTGTCAATGAATGCCCGGGGAAGGAATGGATTGTCGAAGATGACATAGTGCTGCACATATGAGTCGATGTCCTCCCGGTCTATGAATTGCTTCAGCCAATGCCGGGGGTGTTCCGGGTTGCAGGATCCGTCCATGACTGAGTAGTCTTTGTCGAGTCGTGACGGAAGCATCTCGAATACCTCGCGGTTCCATTTCGCGATCTCGTCACCGTACAGGTACTTGATCGACGCCCCCTGAATCTTCGCGACCTGGCTTACTTTCTCCGCGCCGAGGCAATGCACCTCTTCGCCGGCAATGATCGCAATGTTCCGGTTGTTGATCATCCCGATCAGCTCGCGCCCGTATATCTCCCGCATCGGCTGCAGGACGTTTCTTTCGATCGTTGCCTTCGACACCCCAAGGATGACATTCAGCCCGCTCAGACCGGCTCTTTCGCGTATCCTGAACAGGATCACGTGGGCAATGTCGCCGTATGATTTCCCGGATCTGACCGCTCCTACCTTGAAGTTGAAACGATGGGTCGCTTTCCGAAAAAACTGCCGCTGCTTTTTTGAGAATTCAATCCGCGTCGTCGTCATCTTCCGCCTCTGCCTGTTCCTGCTGCGCTTTCAGCAGCTTGTCCAGCCTGTCGATCGCCGAGGTGTCTGTGACTTCTGTATTATCTCGCCACCCCATCTGGGCTTTCAGATAGAAGATTATCGCGCCCGCTGACGGTGCGATCTCTTTGGTAACTCTGGTCACATGCTGCCGCTTCTGCCCGTTCGCGTCCGTCCATTCTTCGACCCGTGTCTCCGTCAATGTCCGTTTTTCAAACAGTGAAAAGAGCGCCTCAACCGCTGACGCGTCCGCTTCTTCTTTTCCGCTTTTAAAAGCATCCGCAAATTGCGGAAACTTTCCCTTCCATTCTGAAATGGTTTGTGTCCTGACTCCAATCTTGCCGGCGATCTCCTTATCCGTGAGCCCGGCTCTTTTCCACATCCGGATGACCCGCAGGCGTTCATCCGTCAGCCAATCGACATACATGCCCGGACGTCCGCCTTTTTTCTTCATCCGTTTCACCTCATTTCCCGTTTTTCCCGGTTATATTTCCGCCATAGCTTTGTTAACCGCTTCTGAAGATCCCGTTTCCTCATTGGGCTCTTCGTTGCGCTTACCTGCCTCTGCGTTTCCTTTATCTCTGCCAATGTCTCAGGCATTGTGATTCTTCCCCAGTTGTGCTATGATCTCTCTCTCTCTCTCGGAGAGTTCCCAGACGATTGTCTCAGGTTCTCCTCCCACTCTGTGTACCTGTCGCATTTATCAGACAGGCAGATGTTCGCGCAGTAGATGCAGGGGTTGTCATAGTCCCTGCGGGCGCTGCGCATTCTGCGCACAAATTCATCGTGCTCTGTGACGTCGATGACGTCTTCTTCTTTTTTCATGATCATTTACCAAAACGGCGGGTGGCGATGCCATAGAATGAAAGGAGTTATCTTTTTCGCGCCTGCCCGGTTTGATTTCACACCCGCCGTTCTGCCGGGCACGAAAAAAAAGCAGGGAAGCCCGAACCCGCCTTTTTTCACCAATTACACAATAGCACCGGAAGTTCCGGAACGCATGCCGAGTTTCCCGCCCCTCAGCCGCATAAAGTGTCCTGTGGGCGGGTTTTCCACAAAAAAACAGGCTTTCGCCTGCTCATAGCGCTTCCATCACGATCGACACGATCTTCCGGTACGCTTTCTGGATGTGATACTTCGTTTCGATGTCCGCTTTGCTCATCTTCTTCCCGAAGTAGTCCTCAACAAAGCCTTTTTCATCCGTCTGGTCGAGAAGGATGTAGTAGCTGACCAGCGCGTCCGTGTAGCGCTCCGAGTACTTCCGGATCTCTTTCTCGATCCTGTCCTTCTGCGTGATCTTCAGATTCAGATATGATTCCTTTCCGGTGAATGACAGTGACCGCCCGGCTCCGATGTTCTCCGTCCCCTGCGGCGATTTCGGCGCCGTCGCGTTGTCGATCTGCCGCTGAACCTCTTCCAGCTGTTTTTTCAGGGAGTCCGTCTTCCGTCCGTAATACTCCATCCACCCGATCTCTTTGATCGTGTACTGCGCGTCTTCTTTGTTCATTCTTCATCACCTCCGTTCAGCAGCTTCATGACCGCGTCGTGGTTCTTCGATTCATCCAGCACCCCGAGATAGTAGGACATTCTCATGAGCACGGTGATCTTTTCTTTCTGGAAGGCTGTCAGCGATCCGCCGTACAGCATCTCCTGCGTGTGTACGATTGCATCCCGTACCCTCTGTTCCTCAGTCATCCCGCCTCCATGCGTCCAGCAGTATCGCCGCTATGATGAAGATCAGCAGTCCGATCAGGATCCCCGTTCCGCCTTTATTGAGTGCCATACAATGCGTTAAGCCTCCGCTCTGCCTCGTGCTGCCTTTTGAATGCGTGCCGGTTCAATTCCTCCAGCTTCTGGATCTTCTTCCGCTGGTCTGATACCTGGGCTTTCAGTTCTTCGATTTCCCGCCGTAATTGTGCCTTTGTTTTCTCCATCTCTTTCAAACCCCTCGTCGATGTAGCGCGTCACCCATTCTTCGAGGCTCGCGCTGTCGATCTCGTCACCCCTTGACCTGTTGTTCATCAGTATGTGTTTCTTCTCCGATATTCCTTCCGATAGGCTGCCTCTTTTTCCCGGTACTCGTTGTATGCTGCGCAGTTTCCGTGGCAGCCGATCTGCCGGTTCTCGCAGTCCTTACAGGGGCTTTTATACTTGTGCTCCAGCGTTCCGTTCTCTCCCTGAGGTCTCATGCGCCCTTCTTCACCACCTTGCCGATCTCCTCCGGCTCTTCTCTGATCAATGTCATATCAGTTCCTCAGCCCCTCAGAATCCAGCATGTGCATTGCCTTGACTGCATCGATCACATCGTCAAAGCCCTGACCGGACTGCACCCCGATTCGTTCCGCCATCTGCGCGATGACCCGGATCAGCGTCACCCCTTCGCCGGAAATGATCAGCTGACTCTCTCCGCCTTTGCATTCTCCGTGGACGTATGCTTCCCCTCTCTGATTAAAGGTGTTTGCGGTTTTCATATGCTTTTTTACTTCGTTGTCTGTCATCATTTTCTCCTTTCTGATTGCAACCTAATTGCAACCTAATTGCAATCAATTGCTTTTTTAAAATCTTCGTCACTCTGTTCGCCGAATACCCAGTCGGCACACGCCTGACATGTTTCCATAAAATCGTCTGTCCGGTTATCTATCCAGCCGTAGCAGTATATCTGAGGCTTTCCGTCGATATAAAATTCTGTTGTTGGTCTCGCTCTGCCGAATATATTCCGGAGCGGGCATTTTTTAACATGAACCGCCATTTTTATAAAAAACCTCCTGTTGGAAAAGTTCACTTAATGCCGAAGCGATAGCCTGTACCTTCTGCTCGTCATCACGCAGATCATCGTATCCGAGTAAGTCAAACATTGCGTGTAGAAGTTCATGCATGAGCGTGTTGTTTTTCATGCTGACAGGCATATTTTCGTCCAGCAATATAGTTGCTGTAAGATAATCGTATTCGCCCCTACGGGGTTCCAGTTTGTTCACAACATCTGTTTCTTTAACAAGGATTTCTACGCCTAACAGATTTATCTTTTTCATCTGTCTCCCTCCATATTGCAACCAATTGCAACAATCTAACGCTCACTAACACTTGTTTCGTTATAGTCCATTAACACGAACGAAACTGTGCCGTCCTCGTTTTCTGTGTCCCTGATGCCGAAGCCTTTATGTGTGTTGATGAATGTTTCAAGCAGTTTCAGACATGTTTCTGCTGTTTCTCTTGATACCGTCAATCGGCAGTCAATGTCGACCGTTATTCCTTGCCTTGCCATTCTTCGTCTCTCTCCATTTTTGCGCCGCAATTCGGGCAGAAGTTATACTCTTCTGCTTCTGCTATCATATCTTCCCCGCAGAACGGGCACTTGACTAAACTGCAGTGGTATTTGTCAGGTGCTTTATAAACAACCCACCGCCCCTTCTTCCGCTCTTCGACTGTCGGAGCGTCTCTGAGTGCCTCACCACGCTCTCGCCTCCATTCGTCCCTCACTGCTTCAAACATCCACGCAAATCCATCATTGTTATGCTCGCTTATCTTTGCCGTCAGCCAGTCAGTCGGAATCGCATCTACTGTCGGCTGTTCATCCAGCATGTCTTCCGCATGCATCAAGCCGATTTTCCAATCTTCGCCAACGTGCTGATATTCCGGCTCTTCTCGCATGTTGCTTATTGCGTCCGTTGCAATATCCGCATCTACCAGTCGCATTCGTTGTCGCCTCCTAAATCAAATTCTTTCAGGCGTTCAATGAACGCCCTAAAACCGTTTATGTCTTCTATCCATCCGAATCGTGGGCTTGTACCGAAGTCGCCGTACATGATGACAAGGATCATCCATACGAATCGCAGTTGTGCTTTGAAAATCGGGTCTATATCCGCATCGAAGTGCGACATTGTAATTTGTCCGTATTCGTTCGGCTGCAAATCTGCCCACGATTCGACTACGCAGAGCAGATCGTTATACCACAACGATGTGGCGAGAGCTTTCTCTATTGTCATTTGTCTTCCTCTATTTATGATTTCTAGTTGTGCGGATGGCAACTTCTGAATCGACTTCAGATTTTCACATTTCGGATAATGCTTGCAATCTTGATGTCCGCCGCAATAATCATTGCAAAGCGCATCAATCGCCGCCTGTCTGCTGATTAAATCACTCATTCTTCTTTCCTTTCCGCCATGAAACAGAATCCATTCTCGCTGGTCTTGCAACCGTTTCCCCATTTTGTACAGATTTCATGCGCCAAAATGAGCGGCACCCCGTATACATGTTCAACATGGTCATATTCGAAGAATTTGCAGTCCTTGCACCGAATCAGTTCTTCTATAGGTTCTCCGTAAAATGATGTGTATTCCTCGACCGCAATAACATTTGTTTTTGGTGCGTGGACAATATACTCCTTCATTCTTCTCTCCTCATCTCCTGTTGGCAGATGAATGCGTACATGCTATCCACCCACGGTTCTTTCTCTTCTTCGTACCTTATGCCCCATAGATTGAGTTGAAACAGATTCCACTCCTTCAAAGCGGTGTATGCGCTTTTTTTGTTTAACCACCGACTGCCTCTTTTGCAGTTTCGACAATAGCAGGAAAACCACCCTCCTTCGCCGACTGCAATATCGGGCATGCCGTAATCACATGCGTCTTCTGTACCGGGCATATGGTTAATGCAAACGCACGGAACAATGTATTTCACATTCATTCTTCTCTCCTCTCACCGGTTGAATTTCCTGTTACAGTCGTTCCAATGCTCGACCGTGTACATGTCCTCGCCGCTCCGCCCGCCGCAGCTGAAGCCGCACAGCGGGCATTTCATACCAACATAGGTGAACCGGTACCCCTGTATGCTGATGTGGTTCGGGCTTGTATAGAACACCGGCTTGACGTGGCATTTTGCGCACTCGTCAGCCGCCCGAAGCAGCTCGATCATGTCGTCATCTTCGGCGGCTGGTTCTTCTGGTTCTGCGCTCTTGTTCTGTTGTTCTTTTGGTGGTTCTTTTGGTTCCTGGGCTTCTTCCTCAGGCTGCCAGAACAGACTCAGTTGTTTCACCGATGTGCTTTTCATTCCGCCTCCGAAAGGTTGTACGGTGTGCCGGCAAGGTATTCCTTGCCGACTTTTACCACCGTGTAATATGGCCTGATCTCAATGACCGTGCCTTCCTCGACTCTTCCGTCATAATATGACCCGATCATGATGTCGACCTTCTGCCCGATATACCGGTCGAAGCTGTACTCACACGGTCTCGTTCCCCGGTTGTTGAATATGCTCAGCTGTGCAGCCTTTACCATAAGACCAGATCCTTCCGGTCGAGAATGTCCAGCCACCCCTCTTCGTCCGGCACGTCGCAGAAGTCTTCGTCCTTTGTGCCGACAATCAGGAAGGTTCCGTATATTCTGATCCCAAAAAGTTGCACATTTCTCGGCTTCATTTTTAAGAGCCCTTCTTCGTCGCAGATGATGACCGCGTTCTTTGCCACCGTCACTGCCTCGATGTATCCGCCGACGGCGCTTTGCAGCGCTTCCAGCGTGTTCTCGATCTCGATGACGTCCGGAGAACTGCCGGGTCTCTTAATTACTGCCCGCATTGGCTGTCGCCTCCTTCAGAACGTTGTACACTGTCTGTTCTGAGCACCCCATCTCGCCGGCGATGTTCTTGACTGTCCACTCGGCATTGTGCAGCGCGAGGATCTTCCCTCTGTCGATCTTCGTCGCAGCTGGTGCCGCTGCCTTCTTTTTCTTCGTCGTCCTCTTGTGCGGCTTTGCCTCGGTGTCCATGAATGCGGCAAGATTGCTCACCAGCGCCTTCATGCAGTCCGGGCAGAGTTCCTTCTGAGCGTCCGGTGTTTTTACAGTGCCTGTCGGCAGATCGTCGCCGAGCGTCTCGTACTCGTTGATCACGATGCCGTACAGGCTGCCCTCGATCTGCTTCCCGCAGCGATCACATACGCAGATGGTCTTCCTCATGTCATCACCTCAGAAAGGCAGATCGTCTTCGCCGATCTCGATGTAGTTGTCCGGTTCTGCTGCTGGTTCTGCTACCGGTTCCGGTGCCGGCGCTGCCTGCTGCTGCGCTGCCGGTGCCTGCTGCGGCTGTGCCGCCTTCTTCCTGACGATGTTCACCTCGTCTGCGATGACTTCGGTCACATAGCGCTTGGAACCGTCCTGTGCCTCATACGAGCGCGTCTGAAGGCGTCCGTCTACCGCAACGGTGTCGCCCTTGTTCCCGTACTGCCCGATGTAATCGGCGCTCTGCCGCCACGCTACGCAGTTGATGTAATCCGGCGCAGCTTCCCGGTCGTACCGCTTGCTGACCGCCAACACAAACTGGCAGACAGAAATTCCTGTGCCTGTCTTCGATACCTGGGTGTCCTTCGCGAGGTTCCCAATCAATGTCACTCTGTTCATTTTTTCGTCTTCATCCTTTCTTCGAATTTTCTGATCATTTCTTCCGACGGCTTTTCTTCTTCCACCGCAACGCCGTTCATGGCGTCTTTTATGTATTGAGGCGTTGGGATTGTGATTCTTCCGCCGGTGTTTCCTGTTTTCGCCGTTGCTCTGTCCTGCTCTTTGCTGAGCCAATTGTGAACGAAGCGCCGGATCCCGTTCCGCGTCTTCCTCTTCGATCCGTTCGCGATTGACCATGACCGCATTTTTACGAATTCCTCGCCGACGTTCACGCCCGGAAACAGGCGAACATATTCGGCATACTCATCTTCGTCCGGCTGCCATTCGCTCCCATCGTTCAGTAGAATCGCTTCACAACCCGCTTTTGCGGGCTTCTGGCGCGGTTCCTGCTTTACCGGCTCCGGTTCTTCTGCCTTCTTCGGTCTTCCGCCCTTTGTGCCGTTTCTGTAGCGCCTTGTGTTCGCGTCTATCTGCGGTTTTACGAGGCACATGACCATATTCACCGTCGGATCTTCGTCTTCTGTTTCGATCCCGTCCAGCGCATAGTCTGCGATTGCGAGGAAGATCCTCTTCATCTGATCTGCTGGAAGCTCTCGGATCGCTTCGACGTATGACCGATAAAACACGAATCCTTCCCGTCTGTCTTCAGACATAGTTCTTCCCCACTTTCCTCATCCATTCTTCCCGGCTGTGGGTCTTCTCGTATGCGATCTGGGCGATCTGTTTCAGAAGCCTTTTCTGTACCAAAGCCCCGAAGGACGTCTCGTGCAGCTGCCGGTGAATCTCCGGGTCTACCCATATCCAGAGACCTTCCTCTTCCGCCCAATCGCGAAGCGCGCCGTTCATGATGTGGTGCTTCTCCAGCGGCGCGCCGTTTCTCCCGCAATATTCGTGGGTGAAGTAACACCGTTTTATCCCGTCAGTCTGGATTATGCTCTGACTCATACCTGTACACCATCCAATCCACCGCGTCCCGGCTGATCGGCTCGATCTCGATGAGCTGAGCGACCCCGGCTTTCGGCAGCCAAAGGCACGCGGTCTTCTCGATCGGCACGGTCGCCGCATATTTATAAAACCCGAGCTGAGCAGAAAGCAGATCCTCGTGAAGCTCCGCGGTCGTTTTTATGTCGATCAGAGTCGGTACGCCGCGCCATGTTCCGTACATGTCGTAGGTTCCTGCATAGTGCTCGGTGTACACGATCTGTTCCACGCTGTGGATGTTCAGACGCTCTTTGACGACGATCTTTTTGACCTGATCCGTTGTGAGCTTCATCGTCTCGGACTGCCGTTTTTTTCTTCCGGTCATGACATACGCCTCGACCCATTCATGCACGCGCTGGCCGTAGTCCGCTTTTTTCTGCATGATCTGCTCAGGAACTCCGGCATAGATCTCCGGATTCAGTGCCGAGATGATCTGCGTAACAGAAGGGAGGCGCCTTCCGTCCAGCTCGTACGTGTGCGTCTCCCTGTCAAAGGTGATCATTCGGCGAACGTCACCCGCACCGAGTCTTTTACCTGGCTTTCCTTCACATACTTCGCGTACGTTTTCGGGTGATCGTTCCGGAATGCTTTCGTGTCGAATCTTGTAGTTGTATGTTCCGGGGTGTATGTCGCCGTCAGGCTTTCGTTCTCGAATTTAGTGATCCCGTTCTCTCTCATCGCGTCCTTCAGCGCCTGCCGGAAGAGTTCCATCTGGATCTCGTTCTTCTTCATGCGGAGCGATAACCGCCGCGCTTCTGCGAGCACCTTCTGTGCCTCTTCTCCGAGCTGAATCTGCCCGTCCTTTACTGTGATTTCGAAGTTCATCTGCTTCCTCCCTCCATTCTCTTGATGATTGCCGCAGCCTGCGTGCCTGTGAGCTGCTCGACTGCCGAGATTTTATACACGGTCATCATGTCGTTCAGTCTCTGGTCATTTCCGGCGAAAAGCTCGTAGATCCGCGCGATCTGCTCGCTCGTGATCGGTGCCGGCGCCTGCTGAGCCTGCTGTGGCTGTGCTGCCTTCCTCTGCTGCCGGGCTGCCGGCTTTGCCTGCTGTCCTGCGCCGATCTTGTCCGTGCCGTTCAGGGCATCGAGACCATCGCTCTCGACGATCTCCAGCGCCTCCATGTACAGGTACCGCCTCATATAGGTGTGCACGCTGCCGAGCTGCTGGATCGGGCTCGCGCCTTTTGTGCCGGCGTCCGCGATCGGGGAAGAGAAGGTGATCTCCTCGCCCGGTTTGTCGATGTTGCAGATGCGCAGGTACGCGCAGGAAGGATTCTCGATCATGAGACCGGTCGCTTCGCTGACAACCTCGCTGTATGCATCCTCGATCCGGAAGTAAGCAAAGAGCCCGAGTTCGTCGAAAATCTCGTTAACTGCCGGAAGGAAGTCCGCAAGCTCGAAGTAGGTGAATCCGGCGAACTTGTTGTTCCCGCTTTTCTTCAGGTTGCGTCTCTGAAGCATTACGCGCGCTCTGGCGAGCTTCCTGTAAACGCTCCATCCGTCGTACTTCTGGACGGTTGCTGCCTTCTCTGTCATGCTTCAGCCTCCTCCTGCTCTTCGTGCGCTGCGTGTGCGGCAATTTTCTGCCGCCAATCTGCGATGAATGCGTTCATCACGTCGTAACCGTAGCTGTTGACGTAGTTGACAAGCTTGTAGCGGTCGAAAGAGCCGTACGCCATGATCTGCCCGCTCTTTGCGACCTCGTTATCTGTCGCCACGTTTTCGAGGAACATCGCGTCCCTGTTGAGAAGTGCTTCCGTCATGATGTCGTTAAATGTCTGGACTGTGTTGTCCGTTCCTGCGTGAGTCATTGTTTTTTATTCTCCTTTCAAAAGTTCGATTCCTTCGTCTTCGTAGATCCCTGTTTCCCAGAACAGTTCCTCAGCCGCTTCGTCTTCTGTGTATTCTCCGGCTGCGATCAGTTCCCGAAGACGCTGTGTTTCTTCCTCGATCCGGTCTTCTGCCGCATCTTCTGCCCATATCCGCGCTGCTGCTTCCGCTCTTTCGCTGTCTGTGCGCTGCGCCGCCCAGAAGTGCATGTCAATCATAAGTCGATGCCCATGACCCAGAATAATCCCCGGATCATCATGTACGCGAAGAAGGAAATCTGCCATACCGCGCACCAATCAATTCTGCCGATTCTTTTCATTGTCTTCTGTCTCCTGTAAAATTGAGTTAAGCCTTTTCCCGAAGGCTGAGCCGCTGGAACCCGTCTACCGTCCCGCGGCTTTTTTTCTGTGGATCAGTGCCGTCATCCGGATGTGCTCCTCGTTGGATAAATCCTCGCCCAGGTATTCTTCCCAGAATGCCGCGAGTTCTTCGTCCGAGTATCTCCAGCCCCTTCCGGTCTTGATCCCTTTCAGGATCCCGAGCTCTCGCATCAGCGGCAGGCTGTGCCTGTCAATGCCGATACGCGCCGCGGTCTCCTGTGCGTCATAAGTCGCGAACATTCTGCTGCTCTCCCTTTAAGAGCTCGTCCGAGCCGATCGCAAATACCTTGCGAAGGATATCGGACTTGTTCAGCGTGTAGAATTTTCTCTGCAGCTTGTCGAATATCTCCAGCTCTTCGGTGCTCGGTGTCCATCCAATCACGCTTGGCTGCTTTGTTTCTCTCGTTTCCTCCATCGTTCCTCCTTTCTTAAGGTTTAAGACTTTACGTCTGTACTAATCTTAAACCATCAGAACATCAGAAGCAAGCAAAAATTTAATTATTTCAGCGTTTAAAAGTTTTAAAGTTATAATGAAAGAAGGAGGAAGGTTTATGGCAACGACAAAACCATTTATTGGCGGCAACTTCTCGCCGGAGATTGCAAAGGCGATCGAAGACTGTTTTTATGCGAACAGATTCAAGTCAAAGGCGCAGGTCATCGAGATGATCCTCCGGGCAGGTATGGATGCCCTGAAGGATGAGTACCCAGAGCTCGATCTGCACACAAAACTTGAGACAGGAAAAAAAGAGAAGGATGATGGCATAGCGTCAACTTTTTGACGCTGTGCTTTTTCTCTTTATACTTTCTCTTTTTACTTATTCTTTATCTTTCTACTTATTCTTTTTCTTTAGGTTACGGTTTGGTTTCGTTTGGTTATGGTTTGGTTATGGTTTGGTTTTTGGGAAATAATGGTGAATGCCCATAAACACTGCATTTTCTGATTATTTCCCAAAATGAACCGCCGGATCTGCTGAGAATCCTCGCCTCTGGCCGCGTCTCTCTGTTTCTCTCGTTTTTAGTGTTTTTCCGAAAAACTCAAAAACTTTCGCAAAAACTCAAAAAACCTAGTTTTGTTTTTGGTTTTCCTTTGGTTATGGTTTGGTTTCTGTTTGGTTTTCTTTGGTTTCGTTTTGGTTTTGGTTTGGTTTTTTGATTTGAGGTTTGGTTATGGCAAAAGACACAAAGTACATCAGAAAACGCTCCCGGTCTTACGGATCTGCTTTTCTCGTTGAGATACCCTATACGGATGACGCCGGCAGGCGGCAGCGGTTCACGGAAACGGTCCGGGTCGTTGACTGCGGCAGCGAAAAAGCCGCCCTGGCTCTCGCCCAGAAGATCAGAAACAACGCCCTGCTGGATATTGCCGCCGGGAAGATCCGCGCCGTCTATCCCACGGTCGGTCGCCTGTATGAGCTGAAGCAGGAAGTCCTGCCTCTATCCGTAGCAACCAAGGAAAAGCAGGACACGATCTTCCGGAAGGCTCTCGCCGATCTCGCCGACACGCCGATCAACAAAGTCTCTGTCGCTGATATACAGGCGACGATCAATGCGTACGCAGAAAACCATTCAGACGATGCGATCCACCGGCTCATGTCGATCTGGAAACAGTTGTACCGGGTCTGCGTGATTTTGGAATATCCGATCGAGGACAAAACCATCGCCGTGGTCGTTCCGAAGTCGAAGAAAGTCATCCAGCGCAGGAACCAATCAATGACCATGGCAGACTTCTCGCGGATTCTGGACGCGGTTCTGCTGTATAACAACCGCGGTGTCGAAGCGTATGACAGCCGGTGCATCTGGTACCTGCTGCTGATCATGTACTTCACCGGCTGCCGCCCTGCTGAGGGTCTTGCCCTGACACGGGATGATATTCACCCGACGTTCATTTCGATCACAAAACAGGTCGGGTCAACATCAAAAGCAAAGCGGCAGATCGTCCCAACGAAAACCGACGAGTCTGTGCGCCGTGTTCCGGTCGCTGAGGACCTGCGCCCTATACTCTCGGATCTGCTTCTCTGGGCACGGTATGATCTGCTTCTCGCCGATCGGCACGGAAAGCCGCGCAGTGTCTCCGCGATCTCCGATATCATTCACGATGTCGCAGCTCGTGAGGGGATAGACTTTCACGCTTATATGCTGCGGCATCTCATGTCCACGGAATTGATCAATGCCGGAAATTCGCTCATAGCCAGGGACATTCTCGGGCATTCGTCGTTTGGAATGACCCTCGATTATGCCCGGTCGACCGACGATCAGCTGTACGAAGCGCTCAAGGCGCGGTCTCTGGAAGCGCCAGCCGAATTCCAGCCGAAAAACAAACGCCACGAAGAACCACGCACCGCCATTCTCCGGAAGTATTGGGCGCTGCGTCTGAGTGCTGCAATTGCCCTTATTTGCTGGGAAAAGTCCGCAGAATAACAAAAAAAGAGCAGCCGGATCCACCGACTGCTTTTCTGTGCTTTAAGCGCTGTACGGGAAACGGATGTTCTCTGAAAGCGCTGTGTTTAAAGGCTTTCTGAGAATCCAGCCGAAAAAATAGCCGAAAAACAACCAAAAAAGCGGGTCATTTTGCCCGCCTTTTGTATTCCCTGAGCACTTCCCGGAACCACCCGGCTTTGTCCGGGATGCTCCTGTAAATCTCGATCAGTTCCGCGTCGTTCTCATTGTGAAGCCTGAAGGCGATCGAGGTCATCCGCTCCCGCCCGTATTTATTTTTCGCCCGCTTCTCGCTCTCTGTGCTCATTTTGCCTCCATGTCTGCCATGATCAGGTCGATCGGTACGTCCCATTCTTTCGCGAGGCGTTTGATCTCGCTGAACGTGAGAACCATGCCGTTTTCAGCATCCGCGCCGTAGTGTTCCGGCTCGTCCGCGTTCAGAACGAATTCCGCTTCGTCCATAAGCTCTTCGATGTGCTCGTTGATCTCGTCGGCGGTGTAGCATCCGTAGAATCCGTCCGTGTAGTCCTCTCTGACCGAGTACCAGATAGTGCCGTCTTCTTCGATGTGTTCCATGATGTCGAGCGGGTCTGTCTGGTTCCGCACATACTCGGCAGCCGCCGTGAGCTTGAGGTTCGTCTTCTCGTTTCCGTAAATCTTAGTCTTTGTCATGTTCTTAATCTCCTTTTCATCTTGCACTATTATTGTATACTTCTCGCAGTATATTATCAACCCTTTTTTGCAAAAAAAAAGACCGCCAATTATTCGGCGGTCAATTTACGCAAAACTGCGTCATATAAGCGCGGGTACATGATCCGCAGCGTCTCCATAAGTTCGTCCATGATTTCGAGCACCGTGTATGTGTCTTTTTCGCTGATCAGCCTTCCGAATTCCGTGTCGCTGGTATACTCCGGCGGCGCAAACGAATACGCAGGCGGCAGCGCTTCAGCCTTCACCGGCTCCGGATCTGTGCCTTTCATGTTGTTAAGAATCGTATAGTACGCTGCGAGCTTCAGGCATGTGCTCGCGTTCGGGTTCCTCTCTCCGTTGCATTCTGCGATGGCTTCCCGCAGATCCTCTTCCCGTATCACATTTTTTCCATTTTCGCGACGAGCCGCTGGATCTCTGCTCTCGTGCTCTGATCCGGCGCTTCGTCCATCATGGTGCGCAGCTGTTCGATCATATCGTCAACCGCTCCGGAGTACTCCCGGCTGTATCTGCCCATCGAGTCCCGGCGGGGGTATGATCTGCCCGTGTACGAGTTTCCTCTGTCGCTGTTTCCGCGGTTCTGCTCGCGTGAATACGGCGGATAGCCCCAATGGCTCTGGTCGCTGTCTTCCATTGCCAGAATCGTTGTGACGCTCTTCAGCGCGTGGGACAGCTTATCGATGATCTCCAGAGAACCGGCAGACAGTTCACCTTTCCGTCCGTATTCCTCAAGCTCGTCGGTCAGCATGTCCTTCAGTTTGTAAATATCGTGCATCTTCTCCTCCTCATGCTATGCGATTTATGACCAGATTCGAGTTAATGACGGAAATTTCCGGCGCTGCCTCGTCTGCTGCAAGCGTTGTGCCGTCAACCGCTCTGACCGAAAGGCTGAAGCAGCAGCCGCGAGGAACGGTGATGATCGCCGTGCTCGTGACGTTTCCGTATTCCTCAGCCGCAGCCGGTGTGAAGATTGCCCGGCTCGTCGGTCTCGGTTCCCCGTTGACCGCGATTGCGACGCCGATCGGCGTGACCGTGCCTCCCTCAGGGATCGCGATGTTTCCGTTGTAAGTCACCTGGTATCGCGCGAAGCAGTTCTGTGTAATGCCGCGGAGAATAAAGATCCCGGTCTCGTCTTCGTGGTATACATACCCCTTCTGACATGGGATGGAAGCAGTGAAGAGCACCGGCGCGTTAAGCGCGACCGTCTGCTCGGCGTTTGCTAAATACTCTGCCATGGCGGTTTACCTCAGAAGTTGCCGCAACCGCAAGGGTTCTGTACGCAGCAGTTCGGGTTCTGCACGATGTAAGCCGGGCGCGGCGTGGGCAGTACATACTGCTCGACTTCGTTTGCAAGTGCTCTCTGGCCTGCCTGAATCGCTGCCGTCTGTACGTCCTGAGAAGCCTGTCCGCGTGCGTACATGAGTTCGCTGCGCAGCTGTGCGATCGTGTCGTTCTTCGCCTCGATCTTATCGGCGCAGAGCTGATCCAGAATCCTCTGTGTGCTTGCTGTCTGTGAAGCGATCACGTCACGCAGTGCATCCGATACGGCTGCGCGATCAGCGCAAGCCTCTGTTGCGACCGTGTACTTGACGTCTGCCAGCCCTGCGCGGTTCTCGCAGCAGCAGTTCTGCAGAGCAGACTGTAAAGCAAAGGTCTGATTCATGTTTGCCATTTGACGGGCGTTGTTTGCAATCTCTGCCTGCGAGAAGCCGTTCGCGATTCCCGCATTTACTCCGGCAAAGCCGCTGCAAAGAGCCGTCTGAACATCGCCGAAGCCGCTTGTGACAGCGCTCTGAATGCCTGTCAGCTGACTGCCGAGCATCTGATCACGGAAACCACCGTTGATCTGCTGGCTCTGATTCATCCACGGATAAAGACCGCCGGTTCCGTTTCCGCCGCAATTTCCCCACGCTCCGTTTCCGAGCAGGATGAAAAGCAGCAGGATCCACCAGCCGCTGCCGCCGAATCCGTCACCGAAGCCTGTACCGCTTCCGCCATACATGGGTGCCACGGGCATAACCATGCCGGCACCGTTTTCGTCTGTTAATGCCATTTTTTCGTCTCCTCTTTTTATTCAATCCCTGCGCGCTTGGGTTGAAGTCTATTTGATGAAACGGATCAGCTGGTTCGCGATCTGCGTTGCCCGGTTGACCTGTTCCTGTGTGATCTGTCCACTGTTGAGCATGTTCTGCACGATCTGCTGCGGATTCCCGCTGAAGTTCTGCCGGAATTGCTGGAACTGCTGCAGGATGTTTTGCGGCTGGTTGCCGCGTCCGTACTGCTGATAGATCGGGTTCATTCTTCCGCCCTCTTTTCCTTCAGCTCTGCGAGCCTCTTCTCAAACTCTTCCCGCGTGATGTAGTCCGGCGAAGATTTCACCACCGGGCTGATCGGGCTGTTCTGTTCCCGAATCGTGTAGTCCAGAACCTTCATCGTCGGCATTCCGCTCGTGTCTGCTGATTTCAGATAAATTACCTGGGCTTCCGAATCCCAGAGCTGCACCGTCTGATTCGGTGCGACCGGGAATGCCTTCGCTCCGGCTTCTCCCTGCACCCATAAGATCGGGCTCTGCTGCGTCTGTCTCTGTGGCGCTGCCATTCCCTGCGGGATATTCTGTGCCGCGTCAGACGGGCTGTTTTGCGCCGCGTACGGGAAATTGTACGGCTGATAGCCGACGGGAAAATATGGATTATATGTCGCCATACGGATCTCCTTTCTTCCAATAGAAAACCGGAACCTCGTCGCCTGAGTCCCATGTATCGAGATAGTCGCCGTCGATCACGGCGATCGCATGCTGGCCGGTTCCGAGAATGTACCGTCCTTCCGGATGATCTTTGCAGAAGTCTTTAACGCTGTAGCACTTCGGACAGGTATTCGGGATCGTTTCCCGGATGTATCCGTTCCGCTTCAGATAAGCGCCCCAGACATAGTTTGCCGACGGCATGTCTTTCAGACTGAAGCCTTCCAGCATGACGTCGATGTACACCCGATCCCACGGTTCATTCATGACCGCCGAAAGCGCACGGATCACGCAGTCGCCGACCCGTTTCTTCATCGGGTTACGGTTCGTTTCTATAAACATACACGCCCTCTTTTCGCCTTCATTGTGCAAAAAAAGAGCAGCTTTTACGATGAAGCTGCCGTGCAGATTTTGTGCAAATTATGGGAAACGAAAAACGGCTTTCGCCGCTTTCCGCAAGGATGAATAAAAAACTGCTCAAAAGTGTCACAAAGATTCCCAGAAGACGCCAATAATGTACACCAAAAGAGCAAAAAAAAACAGACCCTTTTCAGGGTCTGTATACTGCACGCGGAAAAGAATTAGTATCAGGGGATTTCCTCTCTTTCTGTCTTGAAAGAAACCGCGTGCTTGTATATGGTTTTTTCCGATCTGTAAACGATCGTTTTTACCTGACGGACAGACAGATCGAATTCTTCCGCCAGCGGTTCGAAGCAGATGCCGTCGAGGATCCGCCGCTTCAGGATCGCGCGGTCTCTCTCGCTGAATATCCACTCGTCGATCAAGTGTTCAACATCACTTCGTGATAAGTCTACGAAAGTCTTCACATCATTAACTCCCATACGAATCCACCGCCTTGTTTGAACATTCCTTTGCAACACTTAGAAATTACATCGCGGCTTATTCCTGTTTGTTTTGAGGCTTCATGTATGGAAATATAATTACCAATGTGTTCTCCGCTTATCGTGAACTGCGATACTTGTTTTGCGCCTCTTTTGAGTTTTTCCTTATCAGTCAATTTCTTTCCGTATTGCGGGTTATTGATGCCAAGGTTGATTTCTCGCATATGGCTTACATGGTCTTTATTTTTCCACGTTTCTAAAGACCGTTGGCGAAGTTTTTCTCTTGTTTCTTGCGAAACAATTTTACCGATGTTTGCTTCACGAATTTGCCTTTTTTGTTCGGCGGATATTTTCGTCCCTTTTTTTGATTCTCCGCCACTAGAGATATTGAATCCAAACTTTCTTTCGTTGCTTCTGAATTTAGCAATGAGTTGAATTTCCATCGTTTTGGCTTCGAGTTCGGTTAAATTTTTGGCAATTATTTCATGCTTAAAACTTTCCCAACCGTATTTTTTGATGGCTCTAGTAAAGTATGAATTCCCTCTGTAACCAGTCCCGCCTTGCCACCTAACTTTCGGGTCGTTTTTGGTTAACCCAATATAAATGCGACCGTCGGGTGAAGTGTGTTTGTAAACGCAATACTTCCGTTCATTCATTTCTTTGACTTACCTCTTGCGTTTCCGCCTTTGCGAACTCTACCAGTTCCGTGACAACGGAGGCACTGCACATACCCACCGGACGTTGTTCCGCTTCCCCTTCTTCTGCGCCCGCGTCTAGTTGTTACTGTCTGCTTCGCCATCGCCAATATTTCCATCCCTTCCGATGAAGTTGTTCGCTCCGGTTGTCGATTCCTGTTCAACAACCTGTTCTTCGTACACCTCCCATTGCGATTCGTAAAGAATCCATGCAAGGTTCGTTGCGATCAGTGAAACAATGAGCACGATACACAAGATCCAGAGCCGGTGGTTCGTCCGCTCTGCTCTGACCATCATGCCCTCGTGGGCGAAGTACGGAATTGTCAGTGTTTTGTCTTCTTCCATGGTCACCTCGTTATAAAGAACTCCGTCAGTTCCTCAGATTCTTCCTTCATTTTGTCGATGCCGTTGCCGTCGATCATATGACGCAGTAAAGAGATCTGGCTTTTGCCTATCCTCTGAATACCTTCATTGACTTCCTTAATCTGCGTCTGCGTTGCGTTGACTGTCTGCTCCAGATGCTCAATCCTTCGGTCGATCTCTTTGAGATGTTCGTAGTCATTCGCTTGCTTCCCTTCGATTTCCTTCACCCGGTTGTCCAGCTTTGTCGTCGGCATGAGGCTGACAAGATACTTCACGGCTTGCACGATCGCCACGATCACGCCGAGAAATACGCCAACTTTGCCAATGAAGATCCAGACCGTGTTGATTTCATTCAGATCCATCAGATTCGCCGCCCGGTTCTGCTGCATGATAGAAAACTGCATTTACGCTCTCGTTTAGACCTGTAGCCGCAAATCCACTCGCGATACCCTGTAAAAAGTGCGTAAAATCCAATACGCCCGAAACCCAGACGGTGAAAGCAACGCCTAACACAGCAGAGAATAACGGGATAAATCTCCGTATCTTGCTTTCCTCACTCAATACGGCTTTCACGATCTGCAAAACAATCCATGTCCCCGCCATTACTGCTGGGACAACATACTCTGTAATGTCCATCATGCCCCTCCTATTTTACCCCATATTTTGCGATTAAACGCTTAAACTCGGCAGAATTCCCGAAGCCGTTCAACACTGCGCTTCTGCCTTTTGTCCTGAGCGTCTTTGTCCAGTGTGCCGTTCCCGACTTATCCGGTTTCCTCTGAAGATAACCGCTGTAGCAGTCTGTGATGAACTGCTCGTCTGTGGTCTTTTTGTTCAGATACTCACGGCTATTAAAAAACGAAGCCACTACCGACTTCGCAAGTGTTCCGTTCTCGATGCTGTTGACCCATGCCGTGAGTCCTCCGCTGTCCGGTGTCCGGTGCAAAATGTTCTTGTACAGCGATGTGACCCACTCTGTTGTTTTGGTTGTGTTTATCAGTGCTTTCGGTCTGAAGGCTCCGCAGATATCCAATGAGATAACGCCTTTGGTAAATCCGCCGTTTCCGCCCTGATTCTCTCCGAAAAACTCTCCGGCTGTTTTGAGGGTGTTCGTGTATCCTACGAACATCGATACATGAGACGAAGGGCATGACTTAGAGCCGATTGCCCAGAAGCACCAATCACCCGGACGCAGTGCTTTGGGATTGGTAACGAATTCAAAATACTTGTCCCATCCCTGATCATACCGGGCAAACCAATAACCGTCCGCCCATCCTGTCTCTGTGCGCATCGCCGGGTAGCCCCAGTACTTGCACCCAATTCTAAATCCGTCTACGCACTGCACATTTGCGACGTAGTCATCATCGATGCGTCTGCCGATGTACCGACTAATAAAGTCCTGTACTGATTTCATTGTTTTACCTTCCTTTCTGATTAACTGCCCTGTGCTGTCATGGTTGCTCTGTACCACGTTGACCACGAAGAACCGCCGTAATATCTTGTCCACAATTGCGCACCGTTCACTATCATCTGCGAGCAGATTGAGCCTTCAGTCTGATACCGCATGACAATCAAAATGCCATACCCGGCAGGACTGTGTGTATAAGAGTAAGAACCGGAGATGAAGTAAGTGCCTGTTGTTGTGATGTCATTGAGGTCTGTTCCTGTGGGAAGACTGCCCTTCATCTGATAAGCGCTTGTGTTCAGTTCTGCGTTATTCGGAGCATACGGTACATAGGTATCATCTGCGATGGATGCAGAGCGAATCATGGGGTAAATTGTTTCGTTAACGGTCTTCCCGTTCTTTACAAAAAGCCGTGCAAGGTCACTGGCAGTGCTTGCGCTGTTATAGGTGAATGACGGTGCGTTTCCTGTGTCGCTCAGCCATGTGCCGTTATACTGAACCTGCACTGTTACGTTACTGCTACCACCGCTCAGCGTATACCGTCCGCTTGCCAATCCTAACGCTTTAGCACCACTTGAAATGAGCCAGAAGAACGCGTCTGCTGTTGCTGTTCCGCTGACCTTAACACTGCCGTCTCCGTTCATGGTGAATGTAACGCCGTTAACTGTGTTGGTAGCTGGGGCGTTCTTCTGGCTCAGCAGGTTCTTACATCCATAATTCGCCCACGACGCTTTCATCTCGTCTATTGACGGAAGTGCTTTCCATCCTGTCCATGTTTGTGAGTTCTGCAACATGTTTACATAAACAGTGCCTTCGTTATAAGGCTGATACTCATGGA